AGTGAAGATTTTCTACTGCCAATATTTACTGAAATGTGGACTTTCCTTGATAAGAATGTTATCCCTATTTTTGAAAAGATTGTAGATGTATTAGTTGAAGATTTCATTGAAGCTTTGCTAGCAGTTCCGGGTATCTTCGATAAAATATCGGACTTTCTAAGTGATGTATTTCTTGGATCTTTCAATGCTATAGTTANGGCATTTGATTTCTTTGTCGATCTATTTAGAAANCATGTTATACCAGTTATTAAATTGGTGATTGATGTATTCTTTGATATCGTTGATGCAATAAGAAAAGCTATTGATAAAATCCCTTTTGTTGGGGGTGATAGTGAATTCAAGCCAATCCAGCGGCCTACATTTGGTCAAGGGCTATCGAGCACTAGCAATAGCAGTAGCGTAAGCAATAACCAATCTACAACAAATATAAATATCGACGGCCTTAGCGCATCGCAAATCGACGCTATAATAAGAAAGGCTCAAAGCAAACAATCCAGTATGGCCGCAGGTTCTTGGTAATGTCAAAAGAGTTATTTAGAAGGAATTATCTAGTAAGGATTTCAGACTTAGATAGCACAGGTTCGCTTGTGGCTTTCGAGATTAAACCTCCTTTCGATATTTCCTTTACATGCCAAAGAAGAATTAAGATGGCTAATAATTTGAGTATAACACTATATGGATTAGGTGAGCAAAAAAGGCTACTTCTTAGTAAAAGGAATTATGAGCAGTCAAGAGCCCTTGTTATTGAAAACGGAAAATTAAAATCGGATCCTATTGTCGGGTTGAGGCCACGCTCAACGTCAAGAGGAGCTAGGGAGCTTCAAATTGAATTATTTATTGGCTATGGTGATAACTCGAACCTTAGAAGAATATTCAGAGGTGAGATAAGAACTGCCAAGAATACATTAACGTCAAAAGGTTTCGCTACAGAGATTGAGGCATTTACCAATATCTCTACACGTCATAGGGCTTTCACATCAAGAACCATAACAAACAGAGCTGAAGCAAATTAAAAACCTAATGGGTGATGCAGGGCTGGAAGTTGGCGAGATTTCACTGGTTAACAATGAATATTTGCGTCCTAAAGTTTTAAGCGGGCGGCCAATAGATATTTTACGTCTAGATGGCAAACGGGACAACAGAACAATTTACAGATGATAACGGTAAAGGTTATTTCATNCCAGTTGATACAGCAAGATCTAATACAGTAGTAAAAGTAGACGGCCAGTGAAGGTCTACTGGATACTCCATCAAGACAAGCGGAGTTCGTCACCTTTAAGAGCATGATTAATCCACTATTTGAACTCATGGGTGAAATAGAGCTAGATAGTTTTGTTGATCCTACTGTTAATGGAGAATACAAAATATATGATATGGTATTCGTAGGTGATTATGAAGGCCCATCATGGGTTGTTGATATTGTCGCTAGAGCTATAAACGATACTTTATTACAATAGGTTATTATGAAAAAGATTGAAAATATAGGTAATGAAGGTCTTCAAAAGCAGACTATACCACTTCCAAACGGTGACGCGATATTAACTATAAGGTTTTTGTCAGTTGTTCAGTTTTGGACAATGGATGTAACTTACAATGATAAAACTATTAATGGTGTAAAACTTACTTGTGGTGTTCTTCATATGAGATCCAGAAACTTTCCATTTGATTTTATTGTTGAGGATACAAGTGCGGCGGGTTTAGATCCCTTTCAAGTAGAAGATTTTTCCACAGAAAGGACTATATTATATTTAGTTGAAGATGATGAAATGGAAGAGATAAGAGGTCAGGCTGTTTTATGATTGATCCAGAAGTTATAGACCAGATAGCAGGAAGAGCAATAGAAGCAATACATACCACTCTTGTTGGTCGTGTTGTCGCTGTAGGGTCAACTACTATTGATGTGCAGCCAGTTACTAAGAAGGTTTTGAACGGCTCAATAATTGACATGCCTCTATTTAAAGATGTGCCCCCTATTTCTATGCAAGGCGGGTCATCCTTTGAAATTTACCCAATTTCAGCTGGCGACTACTGCTTATTATTTGTTTGTGAAAGTAATATTGAAAGATGGTATACAGGCCAAGACGACCAGCAGCCAAACGAAGATAGAAGTTTTGATTATTCCGACTCTTTTGCGATAGTTGGAGTAAACCCATTGGCAGCCGCAAAGACAATACCCGTAGTAACTACCGCAGTGGGTGATAAGATCATCACTGGAGACTACACGCATACTGGAAATAACACTCACTTTGGTAATAATATTCAGACAGGAAATTATACACAAACTGGATTGCGTACACATAACGGCGCGGAGTCAGTCACCGGGGTAACTACCCATACTGGTGATATCGTCTTAAATGGAATATCATTGACGGACTTTTTAGCCGATCACCTTCACCCAGCAGGTACTCCTCCAGGTGATACGGGTAAACCTAAATCACTATAAAAGGCTTTTAAAATGTCAGTATCAAGATTAGACAGTAACGGGGATTGGACTTTCGGCCAAGGTTTGGCGGGTTATATTACTGGATCGGATGAGATTAAACAAAATGTAGTCACCCGCATACAGAGCTTTAAGAATGACTGGTTTTTAGACACTGATGCTCATATAGATTGGTTTAATCTTTTAAGCAACAGAAATACAAAAGAGACAACAAAGTCACAATTATCAAAAACCGTTCTTGATACGGTTGGTGTTAATACTTTAGACGAATTAAATTTTATATTAGATAGAGAAAACCGCAAAGCTAATATACAATTAAGTTACACAGACATTTACGGGGCGAGTGTCCCAATAGTAGCAGGGGTTTAAAATGCCATTAGAATTTACAGCGGACGGCGTAGAAATAGAAACGTTTGACGAAATATATGATAGAGTAGCCGACGGATTAAAAAGTATCTATGGCGCTGATATTGACTTATCTCAAGAGACCCCCGACGGCCAAAGAGTCGGCATAATTGTCAAAGAGATNTTAGACGGTCAGAGTTTTGGGCAAATGTTATATTCTATGATGGATATAGATTTTGCCTTTGGTACTTTCCAAGATGTCATCGGCAAGATAGCCGGATTCTTTAGAAGGCCAGCGACACTTTCCCAAGCGGATATTGATATGGTCACGGATAGGGATTTAACTTTAGAAGCTGGTTATACAATCCAAGATAGTAACGGGCAAAAATGGCTTACTGATTCAGTAAATTCTGTAACCACCGGAAGTAATACAATAACTGTATTTGCGGAACAATTTGGAGCTATTGCAGCCGATCCCGACACAATAACAATACCTGTTTCTATTATCCTCGGCGTAACATCTATTACAAACCCACTTGCGGCGGTTGTCGGCGTTGATGAGGAGAGCGACCGAGACGCAAGAGTAAGGAGAAATAAATCTCTTGAGAATGCCGCGTATTCAACTCTTGGTGGTATACTCGCCAAATGCGCTACTTTATCTGGTGTTATTGATCTTGACGGTTATGAGAATGATACAGACATTTATGACGCCACACTTGATTTAAATGCTCATCACATTTGGCTAATTATCGAAGGCGGAGAAATTGCCGATATTGCAGAAGTTTTCGCAAAAAATAAAACTGGTGGAACCGGAACAAAGGGCGCTGTGACTGGTAGCTATTTAGAAGATATCACAAAGCCAGATGGAAGCATATTGACAATAACTCACAATTTTAAATTTGACCGACCAAATGAAATCCCATTATACATTAGGCTTGACGCTAAGAGAAGAAACCCGTCTCAGCCTATTGATACTGCTCTAATTGCTCAACAAATAGCACTAAGAGAATACGCTATATCAGAAGATGCCGACGCTGGTAGCTTATATGCTGATGGCTATAGTGCTGGAACTAATTTTATTTTATCAAGTCTTGAAGTTTCAGACGATGATATAACTTATACTGATATGTCAATTGATGCCGCTGCGGGTGATAAATTCACCTTAGATGTTAATAATATCGTTGTAACGGAGATTTAACCAATGTCTGAATTCACAGACATATATAAAGAACTAGTAATACTTCAATACTATCAAAAGACTAAAGCTCAGGGAGAAATAAAACTTTGGTCTGATGAGTTTGAGAATGTTTATGCGTTCTTGAATGAGTTCTTCACTCAGTTTGATTTAGACCAAGCTACAGGAGACCGCCTTGACTTAATTGGCAAGATTGTTGGTCTTAGTCGGATAGTTGAAGGTGGAGTTGCGAAAAAGTTTTTTGGTTACGACGGGGGCGCCAATATTCTAGGATATGACGAAGGCCGATATTTCGTTGAGGGTGATAACTTATATACTGACTCTGAGCTTACCGACGGTCAATATAGACTATTTATCAAGGCTAAGATTACTAAAAATAACGTATCAGCGGTAATGGTCGATGATGAAAGAAGTGGATTACAAAGCGCAATCCAATCTCTATTCAATGGTGAAGCTTATGTTATAGATAATCAAGACATGAGCTTAAATCTTTATATTTCCACCAGCGTAAATACCGATGATTTAATATTAATTGTTCAAGCTAACTTATTGCCAAAGCCGCAAGCCGTCCGCTATCGGTGGATTGTTCAGGTTAATCACTACACACCAGATACTTTAATCCCTGTTTTGGCTAATACTTTATTATTAAATATCAATGAGCCCCACGCAACTACACCAGATCAATATGTAAGATTGCCTAATATTGATAATACAACTATCAGAACCAATTTAACTATGTGCGCATGGGTTAAATCAAGTGCGACTTTAAATGTAGCTATTAGTATTGCTACGGGATCGTCAGTAACTATGTTGACATTTGCCAATGGCAATGCTGGATTTGTGACAAGCCCAGCGGGGGGGCTTTGGAGTGTTGTTGAAGCATCTAGCCCCGTTACTGATGATCTAATTCATATAGCCGCCACTTAT